GATACCAAGTTTGAAAGAATAATCAAATAACTATGGAACAGAAATTCAAAGAGTTTAAGGAGCTTTACGAGAAGCACGGGGGCGGGCTTGTTGCGGAATTCGATAACAGCGAAACAACGATATATAGATATGAAGAGTGGCGCGTATTTATTACTGAAGAAGTAAGGGTAAGCACAATGGTTTATCTTGAAACAATGGATGACGTAACGACCTTTGTGCCTTACAAGTTAGATCATCGCATTGTTGCTTGTTTAGATTCAGGCTATGAACATTATATAGACTTAAACCTTTCCACCCCCGCCGAACTTTCTGAGCTGATCACAACGCTTAAAAAGTATTTGAGATGAAAAGCAAAAACGAAATTAATGGTGATTTCGATACCGGTATCGGATCGGTAGGATTCTTTTGTATGAAGTTGGCCGAATATATTTTGAGGGATAATGCGGACTACTGGGTAGAAATGGGGAAAGCTAAAGCTGGAATATGTGCCTACATTAGCGAATGTTCGATTTATCAAAGAACGATTAAAAAGCATGGGGCGGTTCAATTAAAAATGAATCTTTAGTCTAAGAAAAGATTATGCCGATCAAACCGGAAAATAAAGACAGATACCCCGATAATTGGAAAGAAATTAGCGAGGATATCAGGTTCAACAGGGCGAAAAACAAGTGCGAGGTTTGCGGAGTACCAAACTATGCGGTTGGTTATAGAGATAAGAACAGTGACTTTGTGCCTATTGGAGGCAATATATACGCTGACTTAGCGGGGCAAGGTATCTCTTATCCTTCTCTTGATCCGTTGACGTATAAAGAGGCGAGAGAGATTGCCGAAGCGGAAACTACAAGATGCGTGTTCGGGAGAAAGTATATAGTTATAGTTTTAACGGTGGCGCACCTTGACCATATTCCCGAAAATTGCGATTACTCTAATTTGATGGCAATGTGCCAACGGTGTCACAATAACTATGATAAAACACACAGGAAGGGGACTATAAGAAGCTCCAGAATGAAAGGGCAACTTTATTTGAATTTATAACTTAAAACCACAAAGCAATGAACGAAACAACGCGTGATCATTTGGATTTTGAATTGATGAAATTAAGGATCGAAATAGAGGACAAAAGGGCGGAGATTCGGAGATTATTGACCGAAATGAAAGAATCACTGGAAGAAATAAAGAGCAACTTCGAAAAATTGAACTCTAATAACCCCATTTAAATTATTGACAATTCAAACACCTCTTTAAGCCCGGAGATCCGGGCTTTTTTTATGGAGCGAATGTCCTCTTAAGCTCGAAGGACATTGTTGTTACCAACCAACCACCGTCTTCTCCCGAGATACTGACCTCCTTCAGCTTCAGTTTGCCGTACTCGGTTACTGTCGCGCCATCGAGGAGATACCTGGCGGCATCGGCAAGGATGTCGTGGTTCTCGAACACGTCGTCTTTGATGTATCCATCGGCTTCGCTGAAAGCTTTTGAAACTATATCCACCTGCACGGATATGGTGTCACGATTTGAAGTCTTTGTAAGGCTTTCTACCGGTACAGGATCGGGAAAGCTTATCCTTGCCGCCGGTTCGGCAGGAATAAGCCCCTTTGTCGAGAACTTGGCTATTTTCAGCTCTTCGAGTTCCGACATTTTTGTTTTGATGGCTTTGTAAAGATCGTAGAACATATCGTTAAAGTTTAGTTGAATCCAGTTTTTTGGTTATCTCTTTTTCGAGTTTCTTGAATATTTTATCGTTAAGTACTTTTGATGGCCCCATGAACCTCCTCCTTGGCATCTGGAATCCTTTGCCCCTTCCGGATCTGCCTCCTTCGTTGTGTACCTCCGCATATTCCTTGTCGGACGAGAATATCACCGCTTTGGTCGTTGCGGACGCCTTGAGCGAATCCTTCAAGTGGCCTCCGCTACTGTCAGCCTGGTGTCCAACCAGGATAGCCCTGCCGGCATCCTTCCTCGCCCATTTGTCGTAAGCGGCGGACGGCTTGCCTGATTTGGTAATAGCCGGGGGCGCTTTCCTCTTTTGCCATTTGTCCAGGCTTTTGTCGGTAAATCCCTGGTTATCCCATGACTCCTCGAAATGGTTCAGCCCCTCTGTCTTGACAATTATCGGAAGCTCTTTCTTAATGGTATCCGCCGCCACTTTGGCGAATTTCTTCAGGTCTCTCTTCAGTTCAGATAAATTTTTTGCCATTATCTTGTTTTATTAAAATAATGTGTATATTTGTATTGGCTGTCGTTCGAAAGAACTTCGGTCTCCAAGGGCCCGACAAGGTACATCAGCTTTGTCGGGCTTTTCCTTTTACACGTCGGCAAACCAAACCAACTTGCCGGCATCGTTGATATAGTATATTTTTCCTGTACGGGTAAACCCGAATTTCTCCATATTGTTTAAGAACTTCGCCAATCCGCTTCTCATCTTTTCATAATCAACTCCCTCGCTGAAACAGAGTATCACGTTATCAGATTTTTCCAATCCTTTTTGTATCGCTCTCATGACACTGTTGCTCGAATAGCGGACAACTGTTTTGATCTCGAATGAACGACCGCTGACGAGATCGGTCAAGTCGGGAGTTTTGGCCATTCTTTCAGCATTCGCCATTATCTTGTAACCTTTATCGGCCATGCTTTTCATCGCTTTTTTCTCGAACTTACCGGTCTTTGTGTCGAAGTTGTGCGCTTTGTGGCTTATATAGTATCCTCCGGAGGTTTTCGAGAAGTACGATCTTATGTAATCAGCGTTGGTTTCCCAGGCGTCAAACTCCGCTTTATCCGCCAACAGCATCGCGGGGGTCTTTACCTTATCGGAGGCGAAAGCTTTTATCTTTCCCGCCGCTGCGGCGGAGGCTATCGCGTATGGGTTGTCCTGGGAGAAGATCTCCGCGGTTTTCCCGGGATTGTTTTTAAAGATAGAGGGCATGTTTTCGATATCCCCGAGGATCTCCGTCACTTTTTTGTCGGTGGCCCTTACCGAGCACCTGCAGCCCCATCCGTTTGGAGGATAGTATATGTCCCAGAAGGGATCATCGATCGGCCTTACAGTGCCGTTGAGTTTCGCGTGACTTTCCCTGGTGCGCTCGTCCATCACGGCCACATAGACAAGATTGGGGTATAGATCCTTTCCTTCTTCGAACCTTTTCCACTTGGCGGCCATTCTCGCTGTTTGGTGCGCCTGATTGTATTCGGTCTTTAGCCATCGTTGGTTGTATTTGTCGCAAACAGACAGCGCCGCTTGCCTGAACTCTCTCCATGTGCGTTTGTTCCCGGCATCGTCGAACAGGAGCAAATGGGCCTCTTTGATCTCAGTGTTCTGTTTGAAGGCAGCGAACACCGCCGTATTGTGTTTCAGGTTCTGCAGGTATTCCCAGTTTGGGGTTCCGAATTCCGTACCGATGAGAGTTTTTCCAAATCCCCTTTCAAAGGAGGAGAAGATCTTCTCCAACTCTTTTTCAAATAAATCCTGATCTAACGTGCCATCATCGGATATGGTGGCGTCATATATCTTCTTCAGGAAAGCGTCTAATACGGAAGAGGGGATGCCGGTATTGCCGGCGGCTACCAGGTTGTCAAGTCCTAATGGCGTTCCATCGGCATAGAGATAACCCAATCCGGGATTAACGAGCTTTTTTTTTTAGCCAAAGCCTGGTATCCGGAGTCCATGCGCGACCAGGGATCATAATAGGGATATACTTGGGGCTTGTCATCTTCTTTCTCTTTAGCGTCGAGTACAGGGAAGCGGAACGACGCCCCTTCAAATGGGAGCCCTTTGGCCGTTATAAACGGAAACAACTGGTAGTTGATAGTGTTGGAGATACTCCTAAGTCTCGCGAAATGGAAGTCATCGAGAATCCTTTCATGTACCTCGGCAGATCCTACGAACGCTTTTTCATCGCTTGTTCCGGTCTGGCCGTTTATACACTTTGATATCTGCTCATCGCAGAAGCGGGCGCTCATCTCGTATATCTTGTACACATCCGATTTATTGCTCTCAACTATATGTACCTCGTCCTCTATATCGGTCATGATATAACCGTTGCTGGCGAAGTTCCTGAGCATTAACTCGAGCCTGTCGAGTTCAGTAGCATCGTCCGCGGCGGTTTTAAGCCATATCAGGGGCATGCCAAACTTCTCGCTGCACTGGCTCCAGTCTGTCCGGGAAAAGTTTTTCCAGATTACTTCCCTGGAAACGACCTGGAGCAGCCCAAGTTGATCCGGTTCTCCCAGTTCCAGGAGATACAGCTTTTCGAGGTTGTCCCCGTAAGGGATGCCCGTGCGGTCTGTGGGACGGAGGAGCACCTGCCTGGAGAAAGGCTCGACATGGTACCTTGGAAAGGTTTTGCAATAGGTAAAGCCTTTGTCCCTTACCTCGCCAAACTCAATAAGGGTGTATCCAAATAACTGTCTGTCGATACATATCGAGAGAAAGTTCTCGAACCAGGGTTTCTTTAGGGTAGCGGTAAGCTCATCACTGTCGCTGCCGCCCTTGCTGACCATAAAGGCTTCGCTCCCCACTTTAGATTTGGCGATCTCTACCTGTGACAATACGTGCGGATCGGTCATCGCTCGTTCGTAAATGGAGTACAGATCTGTTCTTCTCGGGTACGGTCTGTATAGCGCGGCATCAACGGCGTCAACCAACTCCGTCATCTCCATTTTGACCCTGCTAACGGGAGAGGAGTCGTCGGTTTTACGAGAAAGTCTTTTTCTCGGTTCTTTATCGCCACCCATGGCGAACAAAATAATATCTTTTAAACTAGGCATAAACTATGTTTTAAGGTCGTTAAAAATGTTGTTAAATCATCGGATTGTGCGATCTGGCTTTATTAGACCCTATGCGTATCCTTGTTACTATCCCTCCTTCACTGTCGTCTTTTGTGACCCTTACAAGATTACACGAAAGCTTTCCTTCGTTTATCTTGCCGAGCTCCTCCAGGGCGTCGTCATAATCCTTGATAACCCTTGCCGGTATCTCTTCATCTGGCACGCCACCGTAAACCAAATACAGTGATATAGACAATACCCAGCCCACAAGGCTGCCGTTACGGGCATCCCCACTCTTGCCGAGTTCCAGGGCAGTGTTATATTTCCCGTCGAGCCTGTCTCTTACTTTTGATATCGCCATGGAAACGGCGGCATCAAGTTTATCGTTGTCATCGGAGATGATCTGCGCCAACAGCCTCTCCGATATCCTCGAGTAAAAATCTTCTTTTGTCAAAAAATCCATTTTAAGCCCTCCTTGCTTTGTTGTCCCTAAATTTACCGCACCGTTCACCGCAGATCCCTTTTGATCTTCGCGATCTTCTCGCCGCCTTTCCAAGTTCCGTGAAGCAGCGCTCATCAGCGTCGGGAGCGTCATCGTTTGTCTTATATCCCGGCTCTATGCCGTAAAGCTGGGCCAAACCCACCTGCGTGTCGGCATGGCCCTTCAGTTCCTCGTTATAGAACACCCTGCCATTCTGGTAATATGGTTGGGTGGAGACTATCCTGTCATATTTGTTCTCCCTGGGGAGATCAACCTTTCTAATCCTTAGATCGATATCGTTTTCATCTTCCACCTCTTCCACTATCCTCTCCAGTTCATCGTTCCAAAACTGGCTCTCGTACTGCCATCTAACTCTTGTATTGCTTGGCAGACGATCCTGGAAGTCGGCGATCCATTCAACGGCCTTCTTCATCTTGCTTTGTTTTACATAGCAATCTATCAGGTAAAACTTCTGATCCATGGTTCCCCATACCCTCACGGCGTTATAGTCAGCGGTGGCGGCATCGGAATAAGCCACGTCCCAATGGCCGACAATAGAGTCGAAGTAAGTCAATGGGGGCAGTGGTGTCCATTGTATCTGCTCCTCCGTGAATATGGTTCCTTCAATATGTGGCTGGTTGTTGTATTCGGCCATAGCCGCCAATGTTCCTATGCCTACCTCCGGATCGTTGACCAGTTTGTCATAATACTCTCTTGAGTATTTCTCGGGCCATGCCGGTTGATAGGTAACCGGATTGAAGGCGTTTACCACATCAAGTTTCCAGCCGGGGTGTCTCTCTTCCAGTATTGATTGTATCGTTACCGGGGCGAAACGGTTGTTCGGCTGCAGGAACCTTCTGCGGGGGCCGTCCATGGTAGGGATAAGATCTCTCTCTATCCATCTCGCGAATTCCCGTGTGCGCTTGGGATTCTTGACTGTTTCGC